GAGCCGCGAACAAAAATACCGCGCATGTCTGGTAAATTGAACGTAGTCGATCCGTCACCTGTTCCAAATGTTGTGCCAATATTTTGAAACAATGATGCATAGGCTGAGCGCGAAACCGCCGACCCATCAGCCGCTAAAGAGTTAGCAGGGCAAATCGCTGCAGCAGTATAGAACACAGTTCCTAGAACATTCGCGGCATTTTGCTGAGTGACCACCTGCTGAGATTGCGTCGGATACCAGTAGACAGATATTACTCCCGGGTTAGATGTTGTCCCAAAAATCCATGCCTCGGCACCTGAGGCCGAGGCCTTGCCTCGAACCGACAAAGTGATGTTGGACTGAGGCGCAGAATAAGAAATCGTTTGTTGAATTCCACTGCCTCCGACATAGGGGCCGCCAGTGGTAGCATCGCCCTGGTAGGAACTTTCGTTCGCTGAATTGGTCCCGTCCCAAAACTGAAAAATTGCTGAGCCTGCCGACGAAACCCAATGCGACAACGCCGTCCCTTCATACTTTAAAACATAATTTCCAGGGGGAATATTTGAAAATTTAATCCCGGGGATATTTGTTGCTGGGGCTGAGACGTTTCCAGATCCTTGGAGGACAGTGTAAGTACAGCCAGTCTGTGCCGAAAATGCCGCGAAAGAAGTGCTTGTAGTAGACCAAGAACCAGCACACCCAGACACTTTAATCTGACCAATAAGCTGCGCCTGCGCCACACTCCCGAGGTTTGTCGCAAGACCGACATATACTTTGGCTACACTAATGGCCGCAGCACTGGCAGAAGTGCTCTCAATTACCACTGTAGTGGCAGATGCCAGGTCCCCACATGGAAAATTGATCGAAGCTTCTCGACTGGAAGATCCGGCGGAGCTAAGCTGCAGGTCGTTTGTAACTTTATTTGCCCCTTGCTTTACATAGGCTTTGTAGAGACTGGCATCTCCCTCATAGGCAAACGTAGCCTCGCAATTCTGTCCCTTGAGTCCCTGTGCGAAAGTGTTTGTCGCCCAGGAAAAAGTCTCCCCGCTAGCCGTAGAGTCAAGCGCACACTCAGTCCCAACGTCGTCAAGCGGGGTAGTTGTGCCCTTACTAATATTGGCCGAAGTGGTGGCAGTAATGTTCAATTTGCCAAATCGGCATGACGGGTTCTTCACATAATTTTTGAAAACTTTATGTGTGGAAATTGCATCCGGAGTCGCAACATTAACCTGTCCAAAGGCCGTCAGTCCTGCCAAAAGAGTAATTGCAATTACATTATAAATTACCTGAAACATACACCCACCTGTCTAAAGAAGCGATGTAACGGAAAGTTACAGCCGCGTATTGAGTTAAAAGTAATGTCGAGAAGTTACCGACGCATCCATTGGCCACATCGGCAAATTCAATAACTGGATAGTTTGAATCCGAGATCCCAATAAGAGTTACTCTAGTCCCGTCAAGGGGGTCTGTGCTACCAAATGGTAGAGAACTGAGTACTGCCTCTCCGCCAGAGCTTGCGACTGTGAACAATTGGTCTGTGGAGCTGCTTGAAAGAGAGAGCGCCCCGCCAGCGGCAAGGGATAAGCTCGACGAAATGTACGCGTCACCTCCCGAAGCTGCTCCACTCTTCACTACCCACCTAGTAGCTACGGCGTCGTAGATAAATTCTGCGGAACTATTTGCCTTCACCACATAGTCAGCCCCCGTGGGGGTTACTAGCCTATCGGCAGCCGTCGCAGTTCCAGATTGATGCTTGAACGTAATGTCGGCAGACGAGGCGTTAAAAAATACTACTGCCTTATTGGCTCCTGCCGCATCTAGTCCGTGCACTGTTGTCGCAGTCGACCCGGTAAATCGTCCAAACGGCTTAGCTGTAGACAGAGCTGAAATACTTGCTGCGGTAGCGATGTTGTCCTGATTGTAGGAGATATTTTCAACAGCCGCCTTAAGGTCTGTAAACGTCTTCCCAGACATAGTCTGAGTACCAGTAAGAGTTACCTCCTGAAGAGTGAGGATAGCTGACCATGCGCCAGCTGCTTTCTCGTACATGACGTTTGGACTGACAGTATCAATATAAAAGTCTCCGTCATTTCCAAGGCCTGCAGAAGGAGCCCCCGCTCCATAGCGAACGGTAGATCCGTCAACGCCTGGGTCTCCTTGTAGCCCTTGGATACCTTGGATTCCCTGGATACCTTGGTCTCCTTGTAGCCCTTGGATACCTTGGATTCCCTGAATCCCTTGAATACCCTGAGGTCCAGTGTCTCCAGTGTCTCCTTTGAATAGGCTGCGCTCGAGCCAGACAAGACCATCTCCGTCGACATTAGACGCCAGTACTGAGTCGGCAGTAAAGCTCCCCATTTTGAGGTCGATTGTGCTCCCACGAGTGACGTAAAACGTTCTTCCGACTCTTTCAGCAAGCTCTTGGATAATCATTATCGCTCGGTCAAGGCTCGCCTCAATATCCTCTGGAAACGGGGCTCCATTGTTTAAAAAATCATATGCCTGTACCTTCGCTGAGCTTCGATACACCAAAATTTGGTAATCAGAGGACACCGCAGGGCTTACAACAACATTGCTCCCAGAAATTGTAAAAGTTGAGTTCAGCACAAGAGCGACCTCAGTGCCGTCGGCCACAGTGCGCTTGACTACTGAGATTTGGGAAGTGTCTTGGTACGCGAATACGATAGGGAAGGAAGTCGTGCTACCGTTCCCATTGTAAATTGCGCCGATAGCGCTATCAGAAACCGACATTTGTTAACTCCATGCGCTTAAGGGTTGCCTTTCTAACCTTCTCTGCAAATTCAGGGTCCTGCATCATTAGATCTTTCGCCCTCTTTCGATAGTCTGTCACAGTAGAAGTGATGTCACTAACAAAAGATTTGTACAGTGCCGGTGGAATATCTTTTCCTTTTACCATATCGTAAATTGCTATAGCTTTTTGACTGATTACGTCTTTTAGCGGGGTGCCTAAAGGAGCCTCTTTCCCTGGAGTCACCGAGTCATCGGGGAAATGCCCAGAGGCGAGTACTACGAATTTTTCGTACTCTCGGTTGGTCAGCGGGATATCCATTCCCTTAGTACGAATAACTCGGCTAGGCATTATCATATTAAGCTTCATGATCCTCTCGTCCTCAGGCTTACCGACTTCGTACTTAGCCATTTTCTCGAGAACGTCTTTTACCTTACTGCCCTGCTCTCCTGCTGAGATTGGGATGGGTAGCAAGAAATCAGGGCCAAGCATGTTCTTCTCGAGGATTGGTTCTCCCCAAATGTTGCGTTGAACTTCGAGTCCCTCAGACCACCATGGTACTTGGGACTGATAGACGTTCTTAATCCCCTGTATGATGTCCGTCGAGTACACGTCGCGCTTAAACTCGTCTCGTTGCTTTTTCGCATCTTTAACAACAGAGGGCATAAAGCGCGTAGCTAAATCAGTGACGAACTTTTTGGATTGAGCCGATGGGTCGTCTTTTAGGCGGCCCGCCTCAGATAGAAAGTCCATGGCTTTGGCAAATCCTTCTCCCATAGCTTGAGGATCAAACGAGTCTACTAGAAGAGAGCCTGCAAGCATCATAGTCGCTGCCGCGTCGCGCTCATCTAAATGGTTTGTTACCAGGGCCGCTGCACCACCGAGTTTGAGCATTGAGGCCATAGGCTCGAGAGTCTCATACCCAACATAGGTATCCCCAACTTTGATAGAGTACGGCTGCCATCCTTTATTAGACTCTTCCAAGGCCTTCTTGAGGCGAGGGTTGTCGGGGGGAGCTCCTGTGATGAGGCCATGGTACGCGAGCACTCCGGCGAGTCCTACAAAGCTTGTACCGTACATAATTTTAGCCGCCGCAAGAGCGCCCTCTTCTCCTCCGTTTTTGAGAGCTTGCCCGACCTTAGTCGAGCTCCACAGAGGACCAAAGACTGAGTGCTGTAGGGCGTAGTCCATCATATTGTACTTAGACCGAACAAATGGAAACATCATCTGGCGGATAGGACCGCCCTTCATCCAGTTTGTCCCGGCGGCTACTACTCCTGCAGCATCACCTGTAGACACGTCGAGGGCTTTAGCAAACACGTTCTCTTTAGCAAATTCTTGGGCTGCGTTGACCTCATCAACAGTAGCTAGCCGCATTCTGTTGCGCACAAACTTTTCGAGCTCCGCTGGGTTCATACCATTCTCGATAGCAGTGCGCCCCTCAGACATAGCAATTTTTTTGAGGTAGGCGTGCTCCATGATGGCCCCATAGAATTGGTCGGCGGTCCCCACCATGTAGTCGCCCATACCTAAAACTGCGCCCGTCTTCTCGAGCATCTTTCCACGGAACGACGTTGCGTCAAGTCCCCAGTACTCTGGTTTAAACGGCTTCACATTAATTTCAAGCCTTGCAATAGAAGGAACCTTCACTGGGTTAGTCCCTGTAACCATTCCCTTCATGTACGCCACATTGGCCTCAAACAGCGCCATGGAGTAGTCGTAGGCTTCGGTAAATGCTTTGGACGCAGTTTTATCAACAGAAGCGAATCTTCCAAAGCCAGGTACTTTCTCCCCAGCAAGCATGACTGCTGCCTTTCCAAATCCTTCTACGGAAGTGTTAAACATCGTCATGGCGTTACCAAGCCAAGCCCCCATAGCAGTCTTCGCAGATAGCAAAGAGTTCCGCATGATCGCGTTAGTTATCTGCATGGACTTTCCGAAATTAGAAGTACCTTGAGCAGCATCCAGGATCGCCTTCATCTGCTCAGCTTCTCCAGGAGCCATCTCGTCGATCTGTCGCTTGATGACTCGGAGCTGATTTACGTATTGCTCAGCATTTTTCTCGCCACCAAGTTTGGAAACCATCTGTTCAAAAAGTTCATTTTTGAAGCGCTTGTCGTTAAGCATCTGCTGAAGAGCATAGGGACGCTTGGCACGAGGAGTCGCCTGCATTGCTTCAGTAGTAACAGCCGCTCCAGGATTCGCCTCATTGAACTTAGCTACTGTCTGCGCATCGACCATATCGTAGAGCATTTTTTGTTCATTAAGACCGCGCCCTAAATTAGACCCTTGTGCCTTGGCAATACTCTCGACGTTTGCTCTACGAAGTTTTGCAGCTTCGTAAGCTAGGATCTTCTCAGCACTATCTTGGCTAAACGGAGTGCTAATCATCTCTTCCAGGGCTTTTTCCTCAGACTGTTTGTAGAATGGGAGAAGCTCGTTTGCTACGAATGATTGATCCGCACGAGTTAAAAATGCGTTACCAGGTTTGTGGTTCAGAATGCGGGATAGGACATCGGACTTGTCAGCATCCATGCCCATCTGCCTAGCGGCGTAGCGCACATCGTCCCAAGTACGTGGTCCTGCATTGTCTGCGCCCTTCTCCATGAACCCAAGTAGGTTATCCCACTCTGGTGAGAATGCGTTGATACGTGTCCCCCCGTCAACATTCTGAACGATAGGATTTGGATTGATAAAATCGGGAGCTTGTCGAAGCTCCGTACGCGCTTCCTGAATTTTCTGGACTTGCGCTTTAATGGCAGGAAGCTCAGCCGGAGGAGCGTTTTTAGCAGACTCCTCAAACAGACTCAACTGGCGCGCTTCCTCGGGAGTCGGGGGCCGCATAACAGGAATCTGATCTCCAACGGCATTGGACCCCATCTTGGCCTCAGCTGCGGAAAGGGCCGCCTCATCTAAAATATTTACCGCAGGCGTTACCTCAGCAGCCACTTTTCCTTTAGAGATATACTGCTTAGCTGCTCGAGACATTTTAATAGCGCCTGAAAACATTCCAGCAACAGCCGCCCCAATACCAGCCCCCTCAAGAGCATTCTTAAAACGACCCTCAAAGTCTGACTCTTTCTCGGGGTTATTCTCCCCCATCCAAGAAATCATATTCCCAAGGACTGCCGTATTTCGTAGTTCAGGATAGTTGTCGTTGATGATCGTGGAAAGGCGCTCTTGGTGCGGGTCTATGGTCATGAAATCAATGCCAGTGCTCACAGCGGTAGCCGCAATCTCAGAAGCTCCTACCCCCATAGTAGCAACAACAGGGGCCGCATACTGCCCAAGCATCTGTCCCATCTTCTGTTCAATGGTATCAGTAGGCTTTGATTTAAGCGCCTCTACGTTGAGCTTATTCGCAGGATTAATCGCATCCTGCGTATCGAGTTTACTGAAGCCAACGCTACTCAAACGTGCTGCTCCGTTGATTAAATCAATGGCGCCATTATAAATATTCTGGACGGCGCGACCTGCTCCTTGCGCCAGGCCCTTCGCGGCTCCGCTCATATCTGTGCCGCTGGGAGAAGGAGCCTTGATACCTGGAGCTGCGGAAGCCTGCGCCTCTTGTACGTCGACAGGATTGAACTTGACGACTTTTTCCTCCTTGGGAACTTCCAGCCCTAATGAAGAGGCTACTCCAAGCAAATCTGGATCAGCCGGCTGCATGAGTTCAGCATTAATCTGGTTTTCGAGTGACTGAGGCATTACTTACTCTCCTTCGAGTTTAGAAGGTGCGCACGACTTTGAAGATCAATAATTTTCTGCTGAGCTGCTCGCTCCGCATCTTTTGTCAGTAGCCCCTTTGCCTTAAGATCCATGGCTTGCTGTAGAATAGCTTGTTGCTGCTGTTTAATTTCTTGGGCGCTGGTTGATCCGAAGCTGTATCCTGCTTGTTGCAGAAGAGAATCTGCAAGAGCCCCAGGCTTCTGGCTTATATTATTATTCATAATTAGCCCGCTATAATACTGCGACAAGATTGAATTAATCCTAGCACTATTAGCTGATGCACTCGCAGCTGACATTGATCCAGGAAACTGAAGCGTCTTCAAATGCTCGATCTTCGCAGCCCCATCTTTTACTTGCTGCTTGAAGCTTGGATCAGCATTAATTTTTTGCCCAAGAACAGCTGTCCCCATTATCATAGCCCGCGACGTTTGCTCATCAACGCTACCAACTGGAAGAGAAAGCATCATATCGCCAGCCCGCTCAGGAGTAAGCTCCCCGGAAAGCATTCCTTGCGCAACGGTCGCCATGAAGGCGTTATTGAGCGCGCTTTTTGTAGCTGTAGAATTTAATATTCTGTTCGCCTTGGCCCCATCAACTAAGCCGGCTTCTACCTTATCTTGTAGCACCCTACGAGCGGCGAGAGCTTCTTGCGGGTCTCCTGATGTCATAGCCCCAAGGAATTGGTTAATACTCTCACGGGTGTTTTTATTGTACTCGATACGAGCCACGGCGTCTTCGCGCGCAGCCTCTTGAGTAATTCGCCCGGCCTGTTTGTACCTATCGGCTTCTATCATCTCACGCAATTTTCCCATCTCATCGCCATGGTCTGAAGAAAAATGCCCAGAATATTTGTCTAAAATAGCCGTAGCTTTTGCGTACTGCTGTCTAGCTACTGCTCCGTCAAATGCACCTCGCACGATAGATTTAGCAGTGTTTAGCACCATGTCTTCTTTGTGCGCAGGCATGATGTCAGGGCTATTCCTAACCAATATCTCGGCACGCTTGAGGGTATCCTCAAGCTGGGAGTCGTCGTTTCTTACTTTGTTGGAGTATTGGTTAATCACTACACCAAATTTCCGCTCGTTTTCGCCAACTCTCTTTTTCGCTTCACTTGCATAAATATGCAGGCCAGTCTCGTTGAGCTTTTTTTGCGCGTTGATCTGGAACATTCGACGAGTTTCGGGGTCAGCAATACCCTCTGCAATTTGATTGATAGGATCTTGGAGATTTGTTTTAAACGCAGAGAAAGTCTTAGATCCATCTGGATCATCGGCAATAGGGGCCGCAGCGGCCTGAGCCATCTGAGCTTTTGCCAAATGGTCGTCAAAAGTATTCATCCCCTCTTCCAAATCGAGCTGCTGTTGTTGTCGATAGGATTGATTGATAGATTTTCCAAGAATATCGCCAACTTTAGTCAGGGCCTCTCCAAATTGCCCCAGGGCCTCTGCCTGAATCGCAGCACGAGAACTCGACGAGATCGGTACTGGGCTACTTGGTCCGGGGCTTTTCACTGGGTCTGCAAAAGGAATAACGGGCATTACTTGCCTCCAAAAGCTTGGGCCGTAGCAGGCATCGCTGCCGACGCCCCTGTAAGAAGATTGTATCCAAACGATCCGTACGTATCCGAAGCCTTTTGAGAAGCATCGCTACGAGAGAACGCAAGCTCTGCCTCAAGCTCTCCCTTCTTTTTAATCGCAGCAAGGGTCTCAAGAGATCTAGCGGCGGTCATGGCAAGAATCCCTGCAGCAGACCCTTCTGAAAGAGACGCCCCTCCCTTAGCTAATGCCGATTTTTGCTGACTCATGGTCTGCGTAGCTCTCTGTGCCTCTTGCTCTAGATCATAGAACATCGACTGCCTGGCAAACTCCGCCTGCTTCTTATAAAACCAGGCATTGGCAGCCTCTTGGTCTGCCCTGGCCTTGTTTGCCCATATTGTTCCCGCAGCGCTTAGGGCTGCGCCAGCAATTAATAGAGGAACCATTATGAACACCTCCGGCGGTACTCCCAGTGGGGGATTCCGCTATTATTAAACACGCGGCATCTCTTTTCAAACCCTAAATATTTAGCAAAACTATGTCCAGGGGGAAAGAATTCGGGGACCTGAATAAATATAAAATCAGGCTTAAGATTCTCAATACCTACTGCGATCATATTCTTTATTTCTCTAGCCACCATGGGGTACTTAGAAAAATTCTTCCCGAGCACCCCCCATAACAGAAGGGAGTTTGCTCCCCTGGGCTTTACTCCGATAAATCCAAGTACCTCAGAGCCCCTCCTGATCGTGACAACTATTCCGAGTAGTCCGTTTACTAGTAGAGACGGTCTCCAGTTGTCTCCATCGTATGCCGAAGACGGCTCGAACCCCTCCAAGTCGGTTTCGTTGAACCTACTCATCATAGTTCACTCCGGACATGGATACCGCCAAGATATTACACGGGTGCGGAGAAGTGTCCTCAAAAGTTATTGCGTAATCGCGAGAGTACCCTTGAGGAAATTTTAAATATTTAGCTCCGCTAAAAGGAGGCGTTGGTGAGCCAAGTGGTACGGTGTCCTCTCGAAACGGTATCTCGTAAAGATCCCCAGAAACCCCGTACGAGCACGAGACAGTATTAAAAAACCGTACGAAAATGTCGTGAATTCTTCGAGATTTTCCAACAGGAGACCCGTACTGCGCCCCCTGCTCTACAGACATTGGAGTGACCCGCATTGTGTACATCTGCCCAATAACTACTTTGGTAGCCTCTCGAGGTAAATCTATTGAGCCATCTGCATTGCACGTGAGCTCTCCGATGTAGACGTTGTCAGCCACCACACTAACCTCGCGACTCTTCCAAATATTGTCGGAGTACGGAAATGTGTAGTGCGTAGCTGGGAATCCTCCGAGCTGAGTGATGTCCTGATTGATCGCTCCGTCTAAGTAAGTATAGGCATCAGTCGTTGCGTCGTAAGAAGTTCCTTCATAGACACTGCCAAGTTTTTCTAGCGATATGGTGTCGGTCCCGCCGATGCGCCTTCTAAGAAGTAGATAAACCTCGTCAGAGCTTCCAGAGCCACCCGGGATTACTCCTAAATCTATTACAAAGGCGTAGTCTGTCTCTTCTCCTAGAATTCCTCCGCCAGTGTGCCCAGTCCCACCAATAGACTGCTTGGCCCAAGCGTTCACCTGGTAGTCGCGATCGAGAGTAAGCGATAGTAGTTTTCCAGTGTTTGTTTTGCAGAGAAGAATACTTGATCCGATCTCGGCGGATACCATGGATACTATTCTGTCAGATGCAGTAAAATGGTCGGCAGTAAACGATAGGTCGTTTGATTTGTACTGGTACTCATCAAACGAAAAAATAAGATCGCGAAGCTTTCGACCTCCTCGTTGTACAAACGTTAGGAAATTTCCAACGCGCCTTGGAACTACAGATTCAGCGCCAAAGAAAGTAGATGACTCTGCATTTACGTCGTTTGGCCCAAGAGCTCCTCCAGAGCCGTACATAGTAACTTCGTGCCTATTCGTGTTCACCACTAGCATCTTCGAGCTCGAGATAGCTTCGATATTAGAAACTTCTGTCGAGTTAGGTACAAATGACCATGCTCGAGAATTGTCGTCGGCATAAGTGGCGTAGTAGGATTCCTGGGCAAACGGGATCTCTTGAAACCAGAACACATTACTAATTCGAGATCCCCAAAGAGTATCAGGAAGCCCGGGAGTCCCTCCAAGGTAAAGCCTTCCTTGGTATCCACAGGCTGTACGCGGCCAACCCCTTCCACCGCCCCATGCAGCCCTATCCCAAGCAGTTCCTGCCGTGTTCCCATACGGTTGTGGAGATGACCCTGGAAGAGTTGTTAGAACTGTTGCTGTTGCGTTGAGACCTCCTCCAAATACTGTCTGAATCTCAACAACTCCGGTGTTTCCACCTGTGGTAAATCTAAACAGCGTTCCCTTTCCTCCATTGGAAGAGGGGACCATTGAGGAATCAAACACTGCCTTCACGCTAGAAAGAGTCACTGATCCGCCAACTGAAAATGTCCCAGTGGCGATGATCGCAGGTCCTCCGCTTCCATACGTCGTAAGCGTATCAAACGGAAACGTGAGCCACTCATACCCGCTGTACATCTCATAGTGCATTTTTATCGTGTACACAGGACCAGCGCTAAGTGTGATCCATCGGGGAGCAACAAGTCCAGCCCCATCAATCAGAAGAAGACTGTCCCCAAATTGCTTTACGTCGACCTTCGATAGATCTGAAAATGATGCCTTAGAATATGAAGAACTTGCCGTAATCGGATAAATTCCTCCGGCACCAAACTGAGACGGCTCTTTTACAATAAACCAGGGAGATCCATTGGGAAGTCCTCCGGCGTCCGTCTGCCACTCAGTTATTACAAGAATATGTCGATCTCCGCTACTATACCTGAACGGAAAGATTCTGAACGATGCCGACGTATCGTTATTAAGGGACGACTTACCTGTAAACGTATGCCCACCAACAGTGAAAGTGTTGAGGCTAAGATTCTGAATCTCTGTCCCAGGTCGTTTAAACGCTCCTCCTTGAATCATAGGGATAGCGTTAAGCAGCTCGCGGGCCGCTCTGAAAAATTGGTCTGTTTCAGACCTGCCGTACATCTTAGGAGACCACTCTCCAGATGTAAAATTATTCAGTATTGCATTGAACTTCACTTAGCGCCTCGAATTCAGCCAAGAGTCTGCGTAAACTCGTGGGGGCGCTCCCTCTTGGCCGTTGAAAGAGCGTGCCGTTCTGAGAGTTTGTTTGAATTCATCCTGTAAAGATTGCCGAAGAGTCGCGCTCTGTACTAATGAATAGCACAAGTCTACCGCAATTTTACACGATAGCGCTTCCCTAAAATTAGGGTCCATCATATTTGCGTCGGTTACATCCTTGATGTACCGAACCTTCTCGATAGGAATATCCGCAGTTAGAATTTTTGTAGACTCCCCCTCAACACGCCAGTTGTCAGTAGGGATGCTTGTCTCAACTACCCGAAGGCAGTCGCTCGGAAGTTGATAGACATACGTATATCTGTGAGACTCTGTGGTTACCAACTCCGCTGGAACTCCCCAGACGGTCGCAAAATTCCATGGATGAGACCGCAAGAGATCCCTGCGGTTCTCATCGTATCTTTCTTTGCATAGCTTTGCCTCTACCGTACTTTGATTTAATGACGTGATGCGAGCTGCACCAAGTTTGATTAAAGCTCCGTTACAAATAGAGACATCGCTAGCCATTTACCACTCCTTAGACAATGATGTACTTAAGATACCCTTTAAGAGTACCAGAAGTCACGGTCCAAGCTGTAGCAATGTCGATCTGAACGTCGACTTCAGCCGAGAATTCTTTCAAAAATCCAGGCATGTTGTTTTGTCCAGACATGAGAACTGTGTCCGCAGCGGTAGCCACGTCGACAGCTGCCATAAAGCCATCCGCGTCAGCAGCCTCGAGGACAGTCCCAGTCAAACCCTGAGGACCGTCTTTCTCAGCCGATGCAGCCCAACCAAGATTCAAAGAACCAGCGGTTCCAAGATCAGGGAAAGACAAGCAGGTCTCGAGAACACGGGCGCCCTTTGGGAGCTTCCCAAGTTTGAGCACGTCGCCATTCGAGGGAGCAGCTGTGATGGTGTAGTCGAAGAACATAACAAGTTCTTGTCCTTTAACATCGCCGGGCTGAATTTTTACAGAGGGCTTAGCAACGTAAGCCGAGTTGTACTGATTTCCATAAAGAGTAGCCATTTAAAACCTCCAAAAGTTTAAGGGGCCGAAGCCCCTTTTAATTAAGACTCAGTGCAAATAACTTCGATGACTTTGGCTTCTTCCATGCGAGTCGCCCCGATGGACATACGGCCATAGACTTGCTGAGCGTAGCTCAAGTCTGCGCGCTCGGAGATTTTTGCTGTGTAGTCTTCTCCGACTGACAAGAGCAAACCATCTTGAGCCCAAGCGATTACAGAGCGTGCGCCAGTGAGTGACAGAGCACCAGAACCAACAACACCTGCAGCTGTCGCTACAGTAGAAGTAGTGGCGACCAGTCGCTCGATCTCAACAAACTCGAATCCCATGAAAGTGTTCAGCTCGCCCTGAACCAACGCTTTCACAGAGTTATAGTCGTGAGAAGTAACTTCTGTTTGAGACAGAAGGCTCTCGATCTGGCTAGCAGTACATGCGATGTATCGCTTGATCGACTTATCGACTTGCAGCGATTGGAACAAAGTGCGCAGTTTGCGCAGAGTGCGCACGTTCAAGTTGGTAAGAGCTGTTCCGTCAGTAGCAGCTAGCTTGTAGCTGTTACCGTGAGAAACAGCGGTAGAACCATCTGCGCCGGAATACGCATTGTCGAAAGCGGCTGCGATCAACACGTCATCTTTAGAGCGGCCAAACGCCCACATAGCGGCGAGTGCGTACTCTGAAGTGGGGTCGATCAGCATGCGGATTTTGTCCTGATCGTCTACCAAGTCAGCCCATTCGTAGTCTTCGATTGTGACCATACGACGGCTGTGAGGAGTGTCGACCTGGGGAGTTTGGCTGTGTCGACCAACTTTTTTCTGAGCAGCAACTTGTCCGATGCGCTCGAAAAATTGTTTGCTTCCTTTTTGAGTCTCCCGACGAACTTTGTCCTGGAGAATCGAACCTTTTTGTTGCGAGAGGTGCATCACGTTCGCGCGAAACTGGCTAACGAATGCCTCTGTAATCTGTTGAGACATATTCCCTCCTAAGGGTACTGGTGTGTTTTTGGATAGCTTCGTTTTGCGTGAGATGCCCTCTTGTGAGGATTCACTAATAGCCTCGCCCATAGCCGCGAGTAGCATGGAGGGATCTGATAGCAGGATGCCCCTACTCAAATGATGAGGAGGGGCGAAGAGTTGGTCAATACTTATTTTATCATGGAGAACAATTTTTGAACTTCCTGGACCGCTTCCCTGTGCCCAGGGTGCTCCTTAATATAGTAAGGATGCGAAGAATTCCCAAGGATTTTGTCTATTTCCGACTTAGCCTCGGTAGGAGAAAACTGCCCATTCCCACCGCTCTCAATATTTCGGATACGGTCCTCAGCAATATACTTTTCGGCAATTCCTGCAAGAAACTTAACAACCGAGGTATTCGCCACAAGTCCGGACTCTTTAAAAGCAGCCTGAATTTCGGGAGGAGCTTCAGAGAATAGTGCATTGGCAAGGGATACTTTTTTACTAAAAGCGTCGCCCCATTCTTTTTTTAAATCCCCCAGCTCTTTTTCTCGCTGAGCCTTAATCTCATTCTGGAGCTGCGCTTCTGCTCCTTTATTCTTCTCAGAAAACCAGTCAGCAAGTTTCTGGGCTTGTCTCGGAAGAATTCCGTTTGCGTGAGCTAAAGCTTTAAACTCATCAACGAATTCTGGAGCAACCGTTACGCCGTCTTGAAATTTAACTGCGTAATCCTTCACATCCTTAGGCACGCCAAGTTTTTCGTAGACTTGTTTCCAGTCGTCCTCGGTAGCATTCTTTCCGGGTACTACCAATTTGTCAGACGAGAACTGACGTTGTAGGTTGGCGTATCCTGCTGCCAAGTCTGCAACAGACTTGTAACGTCGGAGCTGCTGATTCTCTTGTAGCTCAGGAGGTAGCGAAGATTGCCAATCGGAAGGCGCTCCCCCTCCTGCACCTGGAGGATTGCCAGTACCCTCAGAGGACGCGCCCCCTTGACCTGAACTGCCGCCACTACCTGCGTCCCCGCCCGCAGCTCCGCCCCCTCCTTGAGCTCCACTAAGAAGATCGCCGCCTCCGCCATCTCCACCCTCCCCTGCTTGATCCATCAACAGGAAATAATTAAAGCGATTTTTCATACTCCTCCATTCTCTCCCGTAATAGTTCCGGGTTTTGTTTTAAAATAGTCATAATTCTAAGTACTACCAGACGCTCCCCTTCTTTGAGAGCCATCTTCTGAGGATCAGATGGATGGGGCTGAAGCATCCCATGCGCCGCCATCATATCATTCAAAACCCACCGTCCATCAGCGCTCTCGAACACATTCCGGTAACGCTGAATCCTCGACATTGCTTTCTTGGTCTGTTCCCTAGCTTTCTTGAGTTCCACCAATGTCTCCCATTGCTTTAGTAAGCTGCGCTCCCTGCGCTAGCTGATTCTGCGCCATTTGCTGATTTATCTGCTCCTCGCGCTGCTCCTGTTGCTGTTTTCGTAGGTCCTCTACGACTTTCTTATTGCGGATAATCTCTTGAGGAGGTCCGAATATAGATGCAAGCGACCGTACTGCTTGCTCAGCATCAATTACAACCGCAGTTGATGGATCAATCTGCATGAATGGAGTGATGGCCTGCAGCCACCTTGTTGTGTTTTGCGCATCGTTTACTCGCTGAGTGCGCGCAATAAATGATGAATATTTAACTCCAAGATTCTTACCGCCAAGTACAGCTGGGGCGGGATCAATAAGCCCTCTTCGATACATAATCTTGAAAAGACGATCCACAAGAGGAGATAAAAATTCTGTCTGCTGACGACCAAGCATAGGTCCTAAGAGCCGCATTTGCTCCTCAGTTCGCTGCATGACCTCAGTCGCAGTCATCATAGGGCCGCCTTGCTGAAGTCTGAGCTGGTCTACGTAGAACGCATCTCGAATGCGCTTACGGCGATCTTCGAGAGCCTGGTATCCAAAATCAATTCGAGTGTCGTTGAAAATAGGCTTGATAACGTCGTCAGGATTACCAGATCTTCGGTAGTTCACTCCACCGGGAGAAGTAATAAGCGGAAGGATGAACCCGTCATCAGGCATTTGAACAGGCGGGTCGACAAGTTTCTGAGCACCAATGAGCATGGTCTCATTCATCTTATTTAAAACCTTGCACTCAGGAAGGGCCACAGATCCGGGGCCTCTCCCGTACTTCTCACCAGCGGCCTTACTCCAGCGGGGAACTAGGAACGGAAACGACTCAAATCCTCCAACGTTGACGTTCGCACGCTCGGACTTAATAACAGTCTGGCTTACAAACTCAAGGCCCTTGGCCTTAGGATTAATTAATTTTCTCGGATATACTCCAAGGATCAGCTCAAACTTTGTCGCGTGTTCTTTCTTATCGAAAGCTTCCCTAACTTTTTTAGGACAATCATCGTACCCATACTCCTCAACTATCTTCTCAGCGCTCCATTTCCACGCGAGATAGATCTGATTAATTCTACCCTTGGAGTCTTCATCAATGAGGTAGTCTGCGATAAATTTTGTCGAGAAACGTACGACCTCGACATCGTCTTCTTCCATGAGAGTACACCCAGTGCCGAATGCGGTCTGGTCCAGATCCATCTCATGCTTCTCGGTGTGGAAATTAGAGTTGTTCAAAACATTGTGCATGCGCGATGCTTGTTTTTGGAGCCACTGTCTTACATCATCCTCTTGATCGAGAGATTCGTCCCCAGTTGTAAGCTCAAACCAGGGCGCATTCGGACTTGTAAGCATCCCGTGAAGGGCGCCCGCTAGCAGCTCATTTGACTGGACTCCAGTGTTGTCGAGAAGGTCTACGTATTTATCCTCCCCTTCAGTCGTCAGTTTACGCATGATTGTATTCTTATTTGGGTGAATGAAGTCGGCGATATCTTGCCAGTGTGTCTCCCATCGTCCTCGCTCACCTTTAAGATGGTCAAATTTTGAAATCAGCTGTTCTGGAGCCATGACTCCGTCTGGAGATGCTTTAGCCATTACTTACCCCCGGAAGATAAAAGTGTGAAAGGAGCGGGACTTCCGGCTAGAAGAGCTGCGCGGCCAATGGAGCGGGAGCGCTGCTTGCCATACGAATCTAGAAACGATGCAATAGTCGACAGACGCTTGTTCTCAGCCGCAAGTGCCGTGTCCTGTGCGTCTTGGACTTGCTTATCCGCAGCGGCTTTAGCGGCGTCAGAGGCCTTTCTCTGAACTGCCGTCTGCGTCCCAGTAACCTTGTTTATGTCGTCGGGGTTTACCATGTTTGCAGTCTGCGCACCTATTGCTGCATCCAAGAGTGTCCGACCGCCATTATTCCAATCCCCCTGAAGTATCATGCCGGCGCCTTGTAGAGTATTCTGCGCATTACGTTCCATGTTCTTACCCACGGACTGCGCCGCACTAGCCACTGCTTTTACTGGGTCAGAATTACCAGAGCCCATACACCCTCCTCAAACTATCCGAAATTTTCTCTGTGAAAACCTCGGAAGACTTCGTTCATCATCGCGCTCCCTGGACTCGTCGCGAGTCCCGGCTGTAGCGCCTGTTCTAAAAGCGTCTGCCCCATGCGACGCCCAATTATGAAGAGGAGTCTGCTGGTAGATCTTATTCTTTGCATCCCATTTCCGTTCGTACGACTTTAGAGACTCGACTCCCTTCGCACATTTAACAGCATCAAACCAGCTCTTGGCAAGAATCATCCTTACTGCCTGGATGCCATCGGCAATACTTGTCCTACGTACCACTTGAGTCTTACGACCAAGGCCCTTGGCCCTGAGTACTTCCTCGCGAGTCTTGCCGGTGCCAAGCTCTCGCGCTGCCGCGTCGTGGGGTAGGTAGTGAGTTCCGTAAACGTAGGGCCGTTTCTGAATCTCCTTAATATAGTACTCAAGGCCTTGCCCGGACTCTTCAATGTAGTCTATCCAGCGATATTCGTGATCTCTGAGGCGTTGCCCGAACCAAATAGCTGTTGTGTCGTCAATGCCAAGGTCCCAAAACGTATCTACGAGCAGCGCCTCGTCGTATGGAACGTTACCGACTCGCCCTTCCTTCTCAGCCCGCTCCATCTCTTTCCCATAGTACGCCCCAACAAGCGCCGCCGAAAACGAACACTCAAACTCCTGCTCGTACTCTTCCTCCGACATGAGCGCTCTTGCTGCGTCGAGCTCACTCTTAGGTATGATGTTCGTCTCACTCGCCTTGTACACTTTAGCAAACCAGTCATCAGGTACGGGCACTCCCCGCTCGGGGTCCCCCTTTGTAGCAAAGTAGAACACATCCCAGAAGTGATTACGTCCTTTAGGGGTTGATATAAATATCGCCCACCCCAGGCGGTCAGAGAGCGCGGCGCGAACAACCGTCGTCCAAACGGTCGGGTCCATCGACGCAAACTCATCAAACACCACTCCGTCCAAGTAGAGTCCCCTGAGCGCGTCCGGGTTCTCCGCCCCCAGTAGTAGAATCTTAATTTTATCTTTCTTCGCAGGCCGATCAATCTCCAGGCGCAAGTCACTCTCGTTGTACGACACTCCAGGGATATCCTTAGTATATTGCTTAGCCACGTCCCACGCGACACGCTTAGCCTGTCCATACGTAGGCGCGATGTATGCGTACTGTGGATTGTACTTATCGTTTCTTAAAGCCTGATCTATGATCTCGTTGAGCGCCAAGTGGGTCTTGCCAAACCTTCGGTGGAACACCAGTACGTTAAACCTTTTTAGGCTCCTATGCACCACCGCCTGCAAAGGCCTGGGCCTGTATCCGGTGTCTATCACTATCTGACTCACTTCGTCTCCTCAACATTGCGCACAGTAGGCGCACTCTCGATAGGTGTACGATCAATGCCAGTGTTCACAATAATTTGTGTGGGTGTAGTTACTGCCACATCCACTTTAGACTTAGGAGAAAATTTTGCATGATCCACTCCAGCTGCCCACTGAAGAGTATCGACCTTGAGTTTCGCCGCCTGGGTCGGGAATTTATAGTCCTGAAGCTCATCGGCCACATTCATGGCTTTGTCTCTGAGCGCCTCTGCGCGATCCTTTCGCGCGTCATCCAGTTGTTTTTCAATATGTGGGTGCGTCCTTTTCCAAACGCAAAGAGTGGCATACGACGGCATAAGAGGATCGGAGCAAATTTTCTTGAGTGTTTCGCCCTCTACCAGTCTTTGGCAAATCTGGTCCACGACCCAGGGGTGGTACGTCTCAGCTGTCAGGCTTTTGGCGGTCGGGTCGCAGCCTACTTCGACGAGGACCGTGCGACCGTCAGGGAGCAGGCGCTCTTCCATCATGGTTTCTTTCGGGATGCGTTTTAGCGTTTGTCCCCCGAGCACTGCCACGATATCGCCAGAGATTGAATTGATAATCTGCAAGAGCCCCGTCTCCGGATCTCGTTGCGCGAAGTGGGTGCCGTCGTTTGCCAGTTCTGTCAAATTTACGGTGCGTGAGGGGAGTGCCATTATTCCAGTTAGAGGGGAGGTAGTAAAATAGTCAAGGGATCGGGGGGTGAGGGAGATGACGCAGTGCGCCTAACGGGGTTTTCTGTGTGGGTTGGTTCGGGGATCCCACGCAAGCCTACCCCGGACTAAAATCTTGGGGGTAGGGGGGTAGTCTACCGACACAGCGAAGACATGCCTCCGCCTCACGTAGCAATCATCGAGGCCCATGACACGCGAGCCTCGAGCCTCGAGCCTCGAGCCTCGAGCCTCGAGCCTCGAGCCTCGAGCCTCGAGCCGTGAACCGTGAACCGTGAACCGTGAACCGTGAACCGTGAACCGTGAACCGTGTAAAAATTTTGTACACCGTCTAA